GCGACCACATTAAACAATCCATTGCCGATATTTTGCTAACCCCTGTTGGTTCACGTATTCAGCGGCGTGAATATGGCAGTTTAATTCCTCTGCTAATTGACCGCCCCATTAGTCATACATTGTTATTACAACTGGCAGCTTGTGCTGTCACCGCAATTAATCGATGGGAACCACGAGTACAGATCACACAATTTAAACCTGAATTGGTTGAAGGTGGCATTGTGGCAAGTTATGTCGCACGCAGTCGTAAAGACAACCAAGAAATGCACAACGAAAAACTATTTTTAGGACATAAACAATGAGCGAATTAGTCGATTTATCAAAACTAGATGCACCAAAAGTGCTAGAAGATTTAGATTTTGAAAGTTTGCTCGCAGACAGAAAAGCGGAATTTATCGCACTTTTCCCACAAGATGAAAGAGCATTTTGGCAAGCACGATTAAGTTTAGAAAGTGAGCCCATCACGAAATTATTACAAGAAGTGGTTTACTTACAGTTGATGGAAAGAAACCGCATCAATAATGCGGCAAAAGCCACAATGTTAGCCTATGCAAGCGGTTCAGATTTGGATGTGATTGCCGCCAATTACAATGTAAAAAGACAAGTCATTCAAGAGGCGAATAATAATGTTACGCCTAAAATTCCCGAAATTTTAGAAGATGACACCTCATTAAGATTGCGCACGCAATTAGCCTTTGAGGGGCTTTCTGTGGCGGGTCCTCGCTCTGCTTATATCTTCCACGCGCTCTCTGCTCACCCTGATGTCGCAGATGTGTCTGTGGTATCACCACAGCCAGCCAATGTCACCGTCACGATTTTAAGTCGCAATGGACAAGGCGAGGCAGAGGAAAGTCTTTTAAATGTAGTTAGAGCAAAACTTAATGATGATGACATCCGCCCTATTGGCGACCGCGTTATTGTCCAAAGTGCGGTGATCCAATCCTACGAAATCCGCGCCAAATTACATCTATATCGTGGCCCTGAATACGAGCCAATCAAAGCGGCTGCATTAAAAAAATTGACCGCTTACACCAAAGAAAAACACCGTTTAGGGCGAGACATTAGCCTATCGGGTATTTATGCCGCATTACACTTGGAAGGGGTACAACGGGTAGAACTTATCTCACCTACCGCCGATATTGTGCTACCAAGCACAAAATCAGCCTACTGCACGGCAATTAATTTGGAGATCGTGACAAGTGATGATTACTAATCATTTACTGCCGATAGGTTCAACCCCATTAGAAAAACGTGCGGCAGAAATTCTAAAAAGTGCGGTAGAAAATCCCATTGTTATTGCAGATTTAATCAATCCTGAACGCTGTCCTGCTGAATTACTCCCTTATTTAGCTTGGGCATTTTCGGTGGACAAATGGGATGAAAACTGGACAGAAGAAGTTAAACGCATTGCGATTAAACAATCTTATTTTGTACACAAACACAAAGGCACAATTGGCGCAGTAAAACGTGTGGTTGAGCCAATAGGCTATCTCATTGAACTGAAAGAATGGTTTCAAACCAACCCACAAGGCACACCAGGAACATTTAGCCTAACCGTAGAAGTGTCTGAAAGTGGCTTGAATGAACAAACCTATAACGAACTAGTGCGGCTTATTAATGATGTTAAGCCCGTCTCTAGACATCTCAATCAGCTCGCTATCGCAATCTCACCAACAGGTGCGCTCAGAACCTTTATTGGTCAACAATGCGGGGAAATCATCACAGTATATCCACAATAGGAATATTTATGGCATCACAATATTTTGCAATATTAACCGACTACGGAATACGTGCTATCGCGCACGCATTAAGCCAAGGGCAACCGTTACAACTCACCCAATTTGCAGTGGGTGATGGCAATGGGCAGGCGGTCACACCAACGGCGAGCGCAACAGCTCTCGTACATCAAACACACATTGCGCCAGTCAGTGCCGTCTCTCTCGACCCTCGCAATAATAAACAGGTGATCGTTGAATTAACCATCCCTGAAAATGTCGGCGGTTTTTATATCCGAGAAATGGGCGTATTTGACTCACAAAACAAACTCATTGCCTACGCAAACTGCCCTGAAAGTTTTAAACCGACAGAAAGTAGTGGCAGTGGTAAAGTCCAAGTATTGCGGATGATTTTAAAAGTAGAATCCTCTAGTGCAGTGACATTATCCATAGATAACAGTGTGATTTTTGTGACTCGCCAACAAATGGCACCAAAAACTATCACTGCTACAACACAAAATGGATTTGATGAAAGCGGACACTCCCACGAAATAGCCAAGGCAAGCACCACACAACAAGGGATAACCCAACTCTACACAGGCTACGATAGCCAAAGTGAAGATTTAGCATTAACGCCTAAAACCGCCTATCAGTTAAAACAGCTTATTGACTCCAACACACGTGCGCTTGGCAATGTTATCCCAAACAGCAAAAAATCCTCTGCAGTAGATAGCAATAGCGCAGATACCGTCGCAACCAGTGCCGCGGTTAAAACAGCTTATGACCTTGCCAATAGCAAACAATCCCCAGCCACAACCTTAGCTGGCTATGGCATTGGGAATTTTAAAATCGAGAACTTTGTTGGCAATGTAAACTCGCTACAAACAGACGGCATTTATGCTGTTACACAAGCAAGCCGGTCGCAAAATCTCCCTGTAGCTGGCAATGGTTGTCACATCCAAGTTATTGCTGGAGGTGATGGCCGTTGGTGCCGTCAAATTGCCTATATTGCTTATAGTACAGATATGTATGAGCGACATCAGACGAGTTATCAGACTGACAGTTGGTCGGCTTGGGTCAAGATAGATGGCGTAGATAAGCTATCCAAAACAGACCTTATTGGTGAGGTTGCATTTTTTGCTCGGACAACGCCGCCTAGTGGTTGGCTCAAAGCAAATGGTGCTGCCATATCACGTACAACTTATGCTGCATTATTTGCCGCAATCGGCACAACATTTGGCGATGGAGATGGTCGCACAACTTTTAACTTGCCTGATTTACGCGGCGAATTTTTGCGCGGTTTAGATGATGGACGAAATATTGATAGAGACCGCAGATTGGGGACTGCTCAAGGCGATGCTATCCGAAATATTACAGGTAAATTAGATAGCTCAGCCATGGGGAGCGGTAACCAAGTGCTTGAGGGCAAGATGATTGCGTCTGGTGCAATAGGGACAACATATCAACAAAGACAATGGTCAGGAGACCAGGGCGGCTGGGGCGAGCAATCTGTATCATTTGATTTTGACGCATCAAGAGTGGTACCAACCGCAAACGAAAACAGACCGCGCAACGTCGCATTATTAGCTTGTATTAAATACTAAGGATAAACCATGACTTACCCATTAATAAAAAAAGTATGCCAATTAGATGAGCAAGGTATTTATGTTGGACAAGCGGACGCAGATTTATCCCCAGAAGAAGCTGAAAATGGTATCTATTTAATGCCTGCTGGTTGTGTTGATGTTACTCCTCCAGAAGATAAAAAAGGCTTTGTCGCAAAATGGACGGGGGATAATTGGGAGTATATTGCAAATCATATAGGCAAAACAGTGTACTCAATAAAAACAAAAGCATCATTAGTGATTGATAAGATCGGGGATATCCCTGATGGTTACACAACAATCACGCCAACAGAGCAAGGCGAATGGGATGGTAACGCATGGATAATTTCGCCAGAAAAACAAACCGCACTTTTAGCCGAAACCCAAACTCGACTTATTGCCAACATCGATGAGCACGCGGCAAAAATCTACAGCACCTGGACACGCTTTGAAAGCGAGTATCGTGAACGCCAAGCGGCCGCAGAAGCATTTAAAGCGGCAAATTATGAGGGTGAGTGCAGTCGATATATCACCGATTTTGCACTACGTGCGAGACTGGATAATAAGACCGCCACAAACCTGATCTTGACGCAGGCGGCAGGCTTGGAAAAACTACAAATGGAGCTTGCCAACCAACGTATGCGCAAGTATGAACTCCAAGCCCCTAATCTCACACTAGAGCAACTGCAATCAATCCATGATGACATTATCAAGCAAATGGACTCTCTAATGGAGGCATATCAAAATGGCTAAGGTTTATTTGGCAATGTACAAACACAAACGAGACTGGCGCCAA